CAGATCCTCCCTGAATAAATCCTCCCCTTTCGTTCATTCCCTGAGGAATAAGACTCATACTAGAACTAGTAACTCTAGGAGCAGGAGGTATTGCATTAAAAGAGTCAATCCAATTATTATGTTTTTTATCTCTAGATTGATACAAAGACTTATCTGGTCTCTCCCAATTCCTCATCCACCATGATGCAGCTTCCTTTGGATTATTGAATTGTTTTGCAAGATACGCTTTAGTCTCAGGATCTTGGTCAATTGCATAATCTAGTTGACCTTTCCAGTTTGTTTTATAATCTGGTACTGCTTCTAAGAATGCTTCCTTTCTAGATGGGAATGTGTATTGAAATAGTCCAACACCTTGCGAACCATCTCCTGCCTCGTCAGCACCTGGTTTAAATCCGCTTTCCCCATGAATATTCGCCATAATACCAAGTGCTTGATTTTTAGTCAATCCTTTGGATATTAGATAGGCGTATACTTGCTGTTCAGATGCTTGTCCCGTTGATCCTGCGGATGGTGTTACTCCAGGTTCAGTTTGAGTTTGAGTTTGAGTTTGACTTCCCTGCTCTTCAGAAAAACCACCCTCAGGAACTACCTCATTCAATGGAGTAGAAAATAATTGTCCCACCTCATCAATAGAAGCACCCATTGTATCAAGACTGCTTTGCATTTCTGCAAATGCTTTATCCATTCTTCCCTTGGAATCAGTGAAATCGAACGTGCGAAGATTTATAATAAATGCATTCGCTATTCCAATTAAATCTCCAGGAAGTTTTACTAAACCATCAAACCAAGTTTTTGCTATAGTACCAACTCTTCTTACTCTACGAACAAATTCTTTACCCATCCTGAATAAAGCGGGACCCGCTTTTACCAACCAACCAACAGCGAGAATTCCCACTGCTTTCATCAATCTACCAAAAAATCCACTTGCTCCTGCTGCAATTCCTGAAGTTACAGCAGATCTTGGTGTTATATTGTTTATCTGCGCTGCTTCTACTTGAGATTCAGCATCTCTCCTTCTCTTATTTGATCTTCTTCTATTAAAAAGTTGTTTACTTCTGAATATAGCACTTGCTTTTATTCTTGTAGTCTTGGCAAGAGTTCTCCTTACCTTCGTAGCAGTTGTTGTAGTTTTTTGCAAACTAACTTTCATTCCACTAAGAACAGACTTCATTCTTGAAGTGGATGTAGATTTGCTAGGTGGTAGTAATGCTATTGTCATATCAGTCTACTACGTTGTATACCATTTTAGAATACATTGTATAGAAATTATCAGTATTGGATGAAGGTATTGCAGGTATATCAAATCCATATGAAGAGTCTGCTTTTGAAGAATTTGATCCTTGAGTTTCTGGTGGAATCAAAATTGCTTCTGGTGTCAAATCAGGTAAAGGACCCAAAAGACTCATCTTAGATGGAGAGTTATTTGAGGGTTGAATACTGTTTGGTTCGAGTGTAGTCTTTCCATCTGCAGCACCTTCTGCTAAAGATTCAATTTGAGGATTCGTATTCGCTTTTTTTGCCTCAAATTCTGCTTTACTAATTTCACCTGCAATCGTTCCTCCAAGAGAAAGTGCTGTACCATATCCAGGTACAAAACTTGCTGCGGCACTAGTAGCAAATATAGATGCAGATCTTGTATCCCCTGCCATCAATCTTTCTATGGCAGCAACTCCATCAATAACAGCACCAATAAAAGGTAAGGATCCCGCTAGTACTCTTCCAGCTCCAACTTTCGCTCCTGCTTTAGTTGCTACAGATCTAGTAACAGATCGATTTAAACTTCCCTGAACAACTCTACCTCCACTTGTAGTTACTGTAGCACGACCTTGTACTACATTTCTACCCCTATTAAGTAATCTAGCACCTTGAGTGCCAGTTACTCTAGAAAATCCTGGCAACTTCCTTAGGAGATTTAATCCAAGTCTACCCAGTGCTCTGAATGGCAATAATAAAATCTTTGCAGATAGACCAGCAATTTTAAATGCTAATCGACCTAAAACTCTACCAAGAAGACCAAATCCAAGAGTTGTTGCTAATAAAACTGCTCCAATTTGTATGAGACTGTTTCTAAGATTTTTCTTTAACTCTTCAAATCTCTCAGTTAATCCTTTTCTTTTTGCATCAAATAAAGCGATACTTGCTTTAGTTATCCAACCTCCAAGGAGAAATCCTAAAGCAGTTTTTATTCTTCCAAATATTCCTTGTGCTTTTGATACAATTGTTTGTATTGGTTTAAGAAGAGCTGATTGTAATTTCTTTTCTAATTGGTCTTCTCTACCAGTCCTTAGTTCCTCATTCGCAAGTTGCTCTTCCTGCTTATTCTCTTGTCTCGCTTTCTCTGCTTCCAGCAGTTGATTCTGACTTACAGAATTTGCAACTGTATTTACAGTGCCGCCAAGATCTTTTACCTTCGTTGCAATAACTCTAACACTATCTGCCAGAGTTCCGATATCTTGTTCATTTCTTTTTACAATAGCAGTAGTCTGAGGGACAATAGCAGCACTAGATCTTACTAGACCTCTTCCTCCACGACCACCGCCAAAAGCAGAGGAAGATACGTTTGCACTCCTAAACATCGCGATTCTTTCCCTTTTAGAAAGGTAAGAACCCGTTAGTGGATTTATTCCTCGTTGTGCGATGACTCTAGGATCTTCAGCCATTACTTATTCCGTTCTTAAGATTTTCTTCCTCAATGTATTGTGTTAAAAGAGATACATAAATTTCTCTCTCCCAGGGGATCATGTTTTCCAACTCTGTCAGTGAGTATTTATGGTGCTGCACGAGGGCGAAATTGGTTTTAAAGTATGACTCAAGAGTTTCATGAGCCATCGCTACCCGAAAAAAGATGCTAACCCTTCCAAGACAACATCATTTTCAACGCCCGTGTTTGGATTTTTAACCTTTACGGAATGAGAAAGTTTGGGCATAGTTTCAAAAAACTTTTCAACTGCCTGAAACTGCTTTGAGTTAAGTTGCTCTAGAAAAGAAAACAATTCTTTTTTGGTGCAATCAGAAGCACTCCATGCTTCATCTTCACTAAAGACTTGTTCAATACATCCAGAAATCAGATCAAAGGTTTCATCAACAGATACATCAGTTTGATTGAAATTTGACTTGATGAACTGATCCAATGATGGATACTTCATCCTCATAGTATAGTTATCATCAAGAACAATATCTCTATTGTGCTCATTGTGTACTTCAATTTGAATATCATCTAAATCAATTCCGATAGGAACTTGAGTTTGCTCATCATCAGGGCAAGTGATCAAGAGATCAACAGATTCTCCTACAGACTTACCTCTAACATGCAAGAATAGATACTCGATCTCAAAAGTGGGAAGTTTATCGACCTTAACACCTCTTGTAAGAATACAATTAGATAGAACGTCTTTCACTGCTCTACCAATTTGCTTCTCATCTTCGGACTCCATTGCGATGATGAGAATTTTTTCTTCCTTTACAAGGAAAGGTCTATATTTGATTTTTTTACCAGTAACAGGTAAATACAACTCATAGGTTGGTGTAGAAATGACAGGTAATGGCATAACCTAGAATAATATCAGTAAAATTATTTAGCGCATCATTTAAAGAGATCGTAATCAACTCCAAGATCTAGTTCTCCAGCAACGAAACTATTTTTCTTGTCAGCACTAAACGCTGAGGAATAATCAGCATCCAAAGTTTTAAAACCCTTAGACCAAGAATCATCATCTTTTAAAGTTTCATAAACTTCTGTGAAGTTTACATGCTTGGTTTTCTCCCAGATATTAGTATAATCTTTATTATTTGATCTGCCTCTCTTCCGATCAATACTATTGATCTTTCCAGAAACATAACGAGTATATTCAAAACTAGCAGATGCTACTAAAGTTCTAGATTGATCATATCCAACACTAATAGGAGATACTGCTCTTGGAAACAATCCAAAGAAAGTGTACTCTATACTATTAAGATAGTCTCGTTCAAACTTGGTAATCTTAGTCTGATCCATCTTATAATTATCTGGATATTGCATTTTCGCAAAGTAATTTGGATCTGCTTGCGAAAATCCTCCAGAATTTGATGTTCCATTTTGTGGATTATATGAACCACTGTTCATAAATTCCATCCAGTGCTCTAAGAATTTTATAACCTTATAATCTTTATCAACGTAAAACTCCATAGTAATAGGAGTATACAATCTTGTATGAGCAAACTTTTCAGTTACTCCCGCAAAGTTACCAGTTACATTAACAGTCGCATTTGAAGCAACAGGTAAAGATGTACTATAACATAACAATCCACAATCACCAGCGATGAACCTTTGGTCTACACCTCTTGCAGATAGATACTCCTTTAACGCTGCAGGAGGTGCGCCAAACCGAACCTCATATTGAGACGTTTGTGCGACATTCGTAATAGTTCTTTTGAAATCGCTTATTCTTCTTGGGAATGGTGCTGACAAACTAAATACCAGTATGATTAGTTATTATTATTTAGATGGCATATTCGGGAAAATATCAACCATCGTTTCCAAAGAAATATAAAGGAGATCCAACTAACATAATTTATAGGTCTCTTTGGGAAAGAAAATTCATGAGATACTGTGATCTGAATGAAAACATTTTAGAATGGGGAAGCGAAGAAATTATTGTACCTTACCGTTCTCCCGTTGATAGAAGAGTTCATAGATATTTCCCAGACTTCTATATTAAGATAAAGGAGTCAAATAAATCCATAAAGAAATATCTAATTGAAATCAAACCAAAGAAGCAGACTGTTCCTCCAAAGAAACCTCAAAGACAAACAAAAGGTTACCTTAGAGAAGCATATGAATATGCTAAGAACCAATCGAAATGGGCAGCAGCAAGAGAATATTGTGCTGATCGTGGTTGGGAATTCAAAGTTATTACCGAAATCGAGTTAGGAATATGAGTCGCTTATCGGGATTGGTACAAAAGAAAATCGGCGGGGAAGATCCCGACGATACAATGCAAGACATTATGGAAGCATTGGGAACTGAATCCCAGGGAGTGCCAGAAGTCGGAAAGTATTATACTTTTGTATATTCCCCTAAGACACCAAACATTCAATATGACGAATTTCCTCTAGTCGCTGTTACTGAAATATTCTCTTGGGGATTCAGAGGTTTAAATTATCATTGGCCAGGTTTCAGACAGTACACCTATCCAGAAATTGTTGGTGGAACATATAATGTTGAAGATGGTGAAGAACTTGAAGATGCTAAAAGATTGTCATATGG